GCTGAGCGTCTTGGCCAAGGTGGAACTGGTGACGGTTCTTTCGGTCAAATGGCTTTCTCAATCGAAAAGACTTCTGTAACTGCTAAGACTCGTGCTTTGAAAGCTGAATACTCAGTTGAACTAGCACAAGACTTGAAAGCTGTTCATGGTCTTGACGCTGAAGGTGAACTAAGCAACATCCTCTCTACTGAGATTCTTGCTGAGATCAACCGTGAAGTTGTTCGTACTGTTTATACTACTGCAAAGCCAGGTGCCCAAGTTGGTACTGCTACTGCTGGTACTTTTGACCTTGACGTTGACTCTAATGGTCGTTGGTCTGTTGAGAAATTCAAAGGTCTAATGTTCCAAATCGAACGTGAAGCCAATGCTATCGGTCAACAAACTCGTCGTGGTCGTGGTAACTTTATCATCACTTCAGCTGACGTTGCTTCTGCTTTAGCAATGGCTGGTGTTCTTGACTATTCTTCTGGCTTGACTGGTAAGAATAACTTGAACGTAGATGATACTTCTACTACTTTCGCTGGTGTTCTAAATGGCAAGTACAAAGTATATGTTGACCCATATACTTCAAACGTATCTGCTACTCAGTTCTTCGTTGTTGGCTACAAAGGTCAGTCAGCGTTTGATGCTGGTTTGTTCTACTGCCCATACGTACCTCTCCAAATGGTTCGTGCTGTTGATCCTAACAGCTTCCAACCAAAGATTGGTTTCAAGACTCGTTATGGCATGGTTGCTAACCCATTCGTTTCATTGGATGGTACTGGCGGTCTAACTGCTAACGAGAACTACTACTACCGTCGCGTAAAAGTTACTAACTTGATGTAATCATCGAGTTGGCTACTAAGCCGACATAGAAGCGGTATTTTAAAGGGGGACTTTCGGGTCTCCCTTTTTTTCTTCCTAAATAATAATATGACAATATCTATTCCAGCTGGACTTAATCCTCTATCGCCAAATGGCTTTAACTTTAGTATATCTAAGGTTCCAGGAGTTACATTCTTTTGCCAACAAGCAGTTATTCCTGGCATTATGTTAGGTGAGCCTACTTTCTCCACACCATTCTCAACTCAGCCATTACCTGGAGATACGCTTTCGTATGATCCACTAACTATTCAGTTTTTGATTGATGAGGATATGCTAAACTATAACATCGTTTATAATTGGATTGTTGCTTTGGGTTTTCCAGAATCATATGAACAATACACAACTTTGCTTGCCAATGATCAAACTGCATACGGTGAACTTGCAAAGAACTACTCTGATGCTACTCTGCAAATATTAGATTCTAACAACAACCCTGTTAGAAGCGTTACATTTTTTGATTGTTTCCCAACGTCTTTAGAAACTCTTACATTTGCTTCAACTAATGATGGTGTTAACTATCTCATCGGTAGTGCAACATTTAAATTCGGACTCTATAGATTTGCATAATTAATTTGACTTTATTGCAGATTTATAGTATAATGTTATTTTGAGGTTATTATGAATATAGAACAATTGCAAGAACAGTGGGATATTGATTGCCAAATAGATGATAACTATCTTGGTGAAACCACTACCGCTACTCCCAAACTTCACGCTAAGTATTTAAAACTACTTGTCAACATCAAACTCAAACACACTAAGTTGGGTTCTGATTATAACATCCTCCGTAAAAATAAATTTCGTTTGTATCGTGGTGAACTGTCACGTGATGAATTAATTGCGCTAGATTGGCAACAATGGCAAGGGGTCAAGCCACTCAAGAATGAGATGGATGAATTCCTACAAGGTGATACTGAACTAAACATAATGCGTGTTAAAATTGATTATCTTGAAACAATGATATATTTCCTTGAGTCAGTTCTCGGTCAAATTAAAGCAAGAGACTGGCAAATTAAAACTGCTGTTGAGTGGAAGAAATTCCTCGCTGGAATGTAATGATTAAAATTGAAAAGTTAGATGAAGTCTATGTTCGTATATTTTCTGACCCAAGCATTGAGCAAGAGTTAGGAGACTTCTTCACGTATGAATATCCAGGTGCTAGATTTACACCACAATTTCGTGCTAGGTTGTGGGATGGAAAGGTGCGCTTATATGATGTAATACGTAAAACACTTTATATTGGTTTACTTAATTATGTTAAAGAATTTGCCGAAAGGAATCATTATGAAATACAATATGTTATCCCAACCGACTTCGTACAAAATAGTATCGTTTACAGTGACGTTGAGCGATGGGTCGAAACACTCAATCCACAGTCAAGAAATGAAGCCATCACAGTACGCGACTACCAATGTGATGCAATCCATAAAGCAATCAATGATGAACGAGTATTACTCTTATCACCAACAGCGTCAGGTAAATCGTTAATTATCTATTCAATTCTTAGATGGCATCTAGAACATAATCGTAAATGTATTATAATTGTTCCAACAACGTCATTAGTTGAACAATTATATACAGACTTTGAAGATTATTCTAGCGCAAATCAATGGCCAGTAAAAGAACACTGTCAAAAACTCTACTCTGGTTTTACTAAGGATATTACCAAGGATGTTTTAATTACTACTTGGCAGTCGGTTTATCTACAACCAAAATCATGGTTCAAACAATTCAATGTTATCTTTGGTGATGAAGCCCATCAATTTAAAGCCAAATCTCTTACAGGGGTTATGGAAAAGATGGATGCAATTAAGTACCGTATTGGTACCACAGGAACACTTGATAATAAGAAGATTCATAAATTAGTTCTTGAAGGTGTGTTTGGTCCAGTGCATAGGGTTACTACAACTAAGAAGTTAATGGATAGTGGGAAACTTGCTGAACTAAATATCATGTGTGTGCTACTAAAATATAACGAAGAGATTCGTAAAGGGCGAAAAAATAACACGTACCAAGAAGAAATGGATTGGCTTGTATCTTGTGAACCAAGGAATAAGTTTATCCGAAACTTGGCAGTAAATTCTAAAGGTAATACGCTTGTTCTTTTTCAATACGTTGAAAAGCACGGCAAAGTTCTTTACGACCTTATTAAAAATAAAGTTCACGATAAAAGAAAAATATTTTTTGTTTATGGAGGCACTGAAACAAGTGACAGAGAAGCAATTCGTCATATCACAGAAGGTGAAAGCGATGCTATTATTATTGCTAGTTTTGGCACATTCTCCACTGGCATCAACATACCGTCTCTCGAGAATGTCATTTTTGCATCGCCAAGTAAATCCAAGATCCGCAACTTGCAAAGTATTGGTCGTGGTCTAAGATTGAAAGATGGCAAAACAACTTGTAACTTATTTGATCTTGCTGATGACTTACATTGGAAGTCTTGGAAGAATCATACCCTTAATCATGCAGCAGAGCGTTATAAAACTTACGCTGAAGAAGAGTTTAAAATCAAACTTGTCGAGGTTGATTTATGCTAATTAATAACGAATCGTATATAGTGTTGAAACTAAGCACTGGTGAACAACTCATGGGTATTCTTGAACAAGAAGACGCAACCCATATTCAAATATTAGATCCTATGATTATCAGAACTATACCTGTTCTAAGTGAAGGTAGAGAGCACGTTACTGCTCATCCTTATTGCCAATTTACAGGTGACAATGTTTTTGACATTGAGAAACGAAACGTAATCTTTATAAAACCATTGTTGGCTACAATGATCCCCCACTATCTTCGAATTGTAAAAGAACATGAAAAGAGTCCTGCTTTACAAACACAGAAACGTGCTGAGGATTTGGACTGGGGAGATGGAGGAGATATTACTAGAGATGAAGCAATTCGTAGAATACAAATGCTCGAGGGAGTTACTGGGATCTCCGTAGAGGAGAAAGATGAACCAGAAGGTTGGTTCATTGAAGGAAACGATACTAAGCACTAATCACTTATATCAAACCCCACATGGTTTATTATACCCATGTTCAAGTAGAAAGGCAAATCTAAATAACTGCAAGATGCAAGTTAAATGAAGTTTGCCTTTTTTCTTTATATAAGGTATACTATGGATATGTTGATAAATTTAAGGAAGCAATAAATGCTATGGCTCATTACGTAAACAATAAAGACTTTCTCGCAGCAATCGTTGAGATGAAAGAAAAAGTAAAATTTGCTGAAGAGAATGGTTTACCAAAGCCAATCATTAGTAACTATATCGGCGAGTGCATCTTAAAGATCGCAACGCACTTATCATATAAACCGAATTTTATTAACTACTCGTATCGTGATGATATGATTCTTGATGGGATTGAAAACTGTATTCAGTATATAGATAATTTTGATCCTGCTAAATCAAGCAATCCTTTCGCTTACTTTACACAAATTATTTACTACGCATTTTTAAGACGCATAGCCAAAGAAAAGAAACAATCTTATATTAAAGGTAAGTTAATTCAGAACATGCCCTTTGAAATGTTTGAACTTCAAGAACATGATGAGACTGGCGAATTCCATAATGCTTATCTTGAATTTATGCAAAACAATAGCACGTTTGATGATTTCATCGGCAGGAAAAAAGAAAAAGCTGCCAAGAAGAAAATGGAAAATACATTGAACGCATTTATAGATGATGAGGTGATAGATGACACGATCGATAACGGATTGGATAGCGGAATTGAGCAGGGGAACGAGAGTGAGTTATCGCAACTATCCTCCGATACGCAGGAACAAGAAACGCATAAGTAAACGAATTCTCAGGAAATTTGCTTGGGATACAACTGATAATCAATTTGACTTGAATAAAATTATGAACGAAAATACAAACGAGAAAATCTTTTTAGGTGTTAGTGACTTTGATGACTTGATTACTTCAGAAATTCTGAAGCGTCGTGTTGAAGCAGGTCAACGTACCATTCATCGCGAAACTACTGTTCTCTGCAATCGTGAGCAGTGGGCAACGTGGGCTGAAGAACGATTTGAGAAAGACTTACATGTCCAAGGTAATTCCTCTAATGGTCTTATCATTGAACGTGATACAAACAATTATATTCGCTTTGACGTAAATAGTAATACTGTTACTGTTCGTGCTTATGGTGATGCTGACTTTGGTGATGCAATCGTTGCGATGATTGAGGCTCACTTTGATATTGTAACTTCTCATATCGAATGGGTTTACGGTAGCGATGGCGCTTCTGTTAATGTGCCATTGAATCGTGATCGTCTTCCAGTTGATGAAATGTATCCATTCCTTGGTGAAGAAACACTTGGTGAATATTATGAACGCTACATGGCGTCCTCAGCGAATATCCTACTGTTGATTGGTCCACCTGGAACTGGTAAGACTACATTCATCCGTGGTCTGCTGGCTCACACAAACTCATCTGCAATCGTTTCATATGATTCTGGAATCCTTGAGAAAGATGGTTTCTTCGCTCGCTTTATTGAGAGTGATGACAACGTAATGGTTCTTGAAGATTCTGATGCGTTTCTAAAATCTCGCAGTGATGGCAACACAATGATGCACCGATTCCTAAACGTAGGCGATGGTCTTGTAACAACCAAAGGTAAGAAAATGATTTTCTCTACTAACCTACCATCTATCCGTGATATTGATTCAGCATTGGTTCGTCCAGGTCGTTGCTTTGATATTGTTACCTTTGACAATCTATCATATGGCGATGCTGAGAAACTGGCCAAACGCTTGGGTGTTGTTCTTCCAGAAATTAAAGACACATATTCTATCGCAGAAGTTTTTAATCAAAGGACTGAAGGTATGAACAAAGCTGGAAATAGAAAGGTAGGTTTCATTTGAAGGTAATTATTATCACTGATCAGCATTTCGGTGCTCGTAATGATAGTATTGCGTTTTTAGATTTCTATCAAAAATTCTATGACAACACTTTCTTTCCTACTCTTGACGCATCTGGTATTGATACTGTTCTTGTTCTTGGTGATACGTTTGATAGACGTAAGTATGTCAATTTCTACGCACTTGATAGAGCCAAGAAAATGTTCTTTGATAAATTGGAAGAGCGTGGCATTACTGTTTATATGTTGGCTGGTAATCATGACACTTATTTCAAAAACACTAATGAAGTAAATTCTCCTGATTTGTTACTGGCTGAGTACACTAATATTGAAGTCATTGATGAACCAAAAACCATTAATGTAAATGGATTTGAGGTTTGTATGTTACCGTGGATCTGTCCTGAAAACTATACACAAAGTCTTGACGAAATAAAGAACACCACAGCTACATTATGCATGGGGCATCTTGAGATCGCTGGGTTCGCAATGTATAGAGGAATGGAATCCCATGAAGGATTTTCTGCAGAAACTTTCAACAAGTTTGACTTGGTTTTTAGTGGTCATTATCACCATCGTAGTAACGACCGCAATATTCACTATCTGGGAAATCCGTACGAACTTACTTGGCAGGATTATAACGATCCCAGAGGATTCCACTTGTTCGACTTCACTAACAGACAACTCGACTTCGTTGAAAATCCTTATCGAATGTTCGAAAGACTCGAGTACACCGATAAAGAAGTCGAGCCAATCGACCTTGATCAGTTAGAACTTAAAGACAAGTATATAAAATTAGTTGTTTTGGAAAAGACTGACTTTTATAAATTTGACAAATTCATTCAGAAGTTATATAATAAAGGTTGCCACGAAATTAAAATTGTGGAAGACTTTTCTGAATTTCAAGAAGGTGAAATCAATGAAGAGATTAACTTAGAAGATACAGTTTCTGTTCTCTCTAACTATATTGAATCAATTGAAACCGATGTTGATAAAGAAAAAGTTAAGTCATATATGCGTGGCTTATATACTGAGGCGATTAACATAGAGGTAATCTAATGCAATTAGAACTTGATTTTGGACAATGGATGCAAAGGGAATTATTTGAATGATTGTATTTAAAAGTGTAAGCTGGAAGAACTTTCTTTCTACTGGCAACTCACCTAATAAGGTTCTACTAAACAAATCACAAACTACTTTAATCATCGGTAAGAATGGTGAGGGTAAAAGCACAATCTTAGATGCATTGTGCTTTTCATTATTTGGTAAACCCTTTCGTAATGTTAACAAAGGTCAGCTGATTAACTCTATCAATGGTAAGGGTTGTTTAGTTGAGGTTGAGTTTGAAGTTAATGGCAAAGAGTATAAAATCATTCGTGGTATAAAACCAAATGTCTTTGAGATTTGGTGTGAGAATGAAATGCTTAATCAGGATGCTGCTTCTCGTGATTACCAAAAGATCCTTGAGCAACAAATACTTAGATTAAATTATAAGACGTTTACCCAAGTTGTTATTTTAGGTTCTGCGTCATTCGTTCCATTTATGCAGTTATCATCTTCTCAACGTAGAGAAGTTATTGAGGATATTCTTGACATTAGAATTTTCTCTACAATGAATTCGTTATTGAAAGAAAAAGCGCAGGAGACTAAAGATGGTATATTACGGATTGAGGGTGAAATTAAAAGCGCAAAGGACAAGGTTGAGAGCCAACAAACAATCATCAAAACTATCGCCGAAGCGAAGTCCAATGTTATCGAAAGTATCGTATCAAAGATATCTGCTAACAATGATGAGATTCTATCTGTCGAGGGGGAGGTCGGACTTATCGTTTCGGAGATCCATACTCTTCAAGCAAGCATCAATGATAAGGACAATGTATCTGAAGACATTGACAAAGCCAAATCAATTAGAAGTAAGTTACTCCAGAAGATCGAAACTTGCGAGCACCACTCGGAGTTTTTTAACGAACATGACGTATGTCCAAGTTGTAACCAAGATATCCCAGAAGAATACAAAGAGGGTATTATCAAAGATCTTAATGAGAAACTGTTGGACAACAACACAAAGATTAATGAACTCGAAACAATACTTACAAACCTCAACGAAAAGTTATCTGAAATACAAAAAGTGGTTGAGCAAATTACCGATAAGAACATTGAGTTATCTACAAGAAACAGTACGATCACCTTACTCAACAAACAAATCCGTGAACTTGAAACTGAGACCCAAAGGGTTAAATCTGACACAACTAACATCGATGAGGAGAAGTCGAAGTTAAAAGAACTCGCTCAAGATGCGTTAAATAAGATTACTCAAAAGAATCTATTGCTTGAACATCGTAACATTGAAGAAGTTGCTAATGTTCTATTGAAGGACACTGGTATTAAGACTGCGATTATCCGTGAGTATTTACCTGCCATGAATAAGTTGATTAATAAGTATCTTAATGCAATGGATACGTATATCCACTTTGAACTTGACGAAGCGTTCAACGAAAAGATCAAGTCTCGTTTTCGTGATGAGTTTACTTATGCAAGTTTCTCTGAGGGTGAGAAGATGCGTATTGACCTTGCAATCTTATTTACTTGGCGTTCAATCGCAAAGATGAAGAACTCGGTCAACACTAACCTTCTCTTACTCGATGAGATCTTTGATTCAAGTTTAGATACGGCAGGGACTGACTACTTCCTTACGCTTATGAATACCCTCGGAGGGAATTCAAACATCTTTGTTATTAGTCATAAGGGTGATCAACTCTTTGATAAGTTCAGATCCGTGATAAAGTTTGAGAAACGCAACGATTTCTCAGTAATTTCACAATAACCCTACAGAGGGTAGGGTTAAAAAACCCTTTAAAATCAACAACTTACGCTTGCAATCAAATATCGCTTTACTTTTATACAAGGTTGGAGTATAATAGTTGTATAAATTGATTGAAAGGTGTATATTATGACGATTCATAAAGAGATGTGGGCAGATTTTAACGACTACGAACTAGCCAAACTTTGCTATACATATGGCATTGAAGAAGAATTGGTTTGGGCAGATAACCTTACCTTAGCAAATCGTGAACAAGTTGAAAAATTGCTCACTGACTTTGAGTTGGATATCGCTGCAGCTGGAGAATACCTATAATGGATATCAAATCATCAGACCTTTCCGCACGTCTACTCGCTACTGAGAATCTTTCAGTTCAGCGAGCAAGGACTCGCACCGCATCTTTCGATGTAAAATCCCGTGTACTAACACTACCTCTTTGGAAGGATATGACTCCCGAGATTGAGGACATGCTTGTTGGTCACGAAGTCGGTCACGCATTATATACAACCGACGACTATTTTGATCCAATCGCTCAGAACTCCAAAATCATGACTTACCTCAACGTACTGGAAGACGTGCGTATTGAGAAACTCATCAAACGTAAATATCCAGGTCTGCGTAAACGCATGAACGAAGGATACAAGCAACTGAACGATCGCGACTTCTTTGGTGTCAAACAAGTTCAATCTTTTGACGACTTGTTATTGATTGACAAAATCAATCTTTACTTCAAAGCAGGTTTCTCATGTGGTGTTCAATTTACACCTGAAGAACGCCAGTTCGCAAATCGTGCTGAACGCACCGAGACTGTTGCTGAAGTAATTGAGTTGGCTGAAGAGATTTGGGCTTACTCAAAAGAACAGCTGGAAGAAAAGAAGAAGAAAGCATTACAAAATCAAACACCTGAAGATATCGAAGATCTTGAAGATAGTGAAGATCAAGATGGTGACTTTGATGACAGTGATATCGACTTTGATGACTTCCAAGAAACTGATGAAGAACAAGATCAAGAGTTGAAACCAGCTAAACAAAAATCTTCTGGTGATGAAGAAAAGAAAGAACAGGAAGAATCTCCTACAGTTGGTGATCAAGAACTTGAATCTAAAACTGAGAAAGCATTCGCTGAGAAGTTAGAAGACCTCGCTGATGAAAGTACTGAATATCTCTACCATGAATTTGATACTGACTATTTTCATGACCCAGTGATTGGTTACAAAAAGATTCTCAGTGAGACCAAAGCAGTATGGGTCAAAGATGAAGAGAATGTTACTGAAGAAGATCGTAAGTTTATTGCTTCAGAAAATGGTAAGTACGATAAGTTCAAAGCCGAGACTACCAGCGCAGTCAACTACTTGGTAAAAGAATTTGAGATGCGTAAGTCTGCAGCCCTGTACAAACGTGCTCAGGTTTCTAAGTCTGGTTCGTTGGATATGAAGAAAGTCTATGCATATAAACTGCAAGATGACTTGTTCAAACGTGTTACTGTTCTCCCACAAGGTAAGAACCATGGAATGTTGTTCTTGCTGGACTGGTCTGGTTCTATGGATGGTGTTCTTGAAGATACCTTGAAGCAAGTTATAAACTTGGCAATGTTCTGTGCTCGAATCAATATTCCGTATCGTGTGTTGGCGTTTACATCGCAATATAATGATCATAAGTATCCTACTGAATTAGAACAAATTAAACAACGTAAATGGATTATCAACAAACGTGTTCGTAACGAAGGTAAGAATATTCTTACTAATGCCAGCAACAACTTCCATCTTCTTGAGTTGTTCTCTAGCAAGATGACTACCAGCGAATTCCATTCTATGGGTAAACGTGTTATCAATCGCAGGTTCCAATGGAATGAAGGTTATAGCACTGGTGGTACTCCGCTGAACGAAGCATTAGTATGGATGTATTTAAATATCGACAAGTATATCAAACAGAATTCTATTGAGAAGCTGACTTTGATTACATTGACTGATGGTGAAGGTGGTGCGTTGTGTTCTTCTGAAGGTGATATGTCTGATACACGTTATGGCTATGACGCAAATGGCATGACCAAGAAAATCAAACAGAAGCATTTTATTCGCGATGAAGTTACGCAAAAGACTTATCAGTTGACACGATTTGCAAATCCTCAGACTGAAACCTACTTGCGTATGATTAAAGATCGTCACAATATTATGGTTGTTGGTTTCTATATCTGCCGCAATGCTCGTCGTGACTTGCATAGTGCGTTGAATTCTAACCTACCATCATTCAATGGTGATGTTTATTCTCAAATTGAATCTTGGAGGAAAGACTTCCGCCACCAAGGGTTTGCGTCAATCAAGAATACTGGTCGTGATGACTTGTTCTTGATTCCTCAAACTGCAACGAAGATTGTTGAATCTGACCTCGATGTAAAAGCCGATGCCAACGCAAAGGTTATTGCAAAGGAATTCGGTAAGTTTTTGAACGTAAAGAAGACCTCCCGAGTCCTACTCAATAGGTTCGTAGGCTACGTTGCGTAAGTTATTGATTTAGAAGGGGATTTTATTCCCCTCAAATCTGCAAGGGATTACAAAATTTCGCTTTACTTTAATGCAAGGTTGGCGTATAATAGTTGTATAAGTTGATTGATTATGGTGTTTTTTTGAAAGAGGATATATGATGGCTAAGATTGACCCTGCATTTCAGACTGAGTTTGAGACCAAACTGTTTGAATTATTCCCCGATGTTAAGACAGAGGGTGTCGTACAAAATGCGCAGTTGCTAGAAACGATGCGTGTTCTTGGTACCAAAACATCACCCAAGTGGTTGATGGAAAATAAAGTAAGTCGTGGCTTGTATGCTATTAATGGCAGCAAACCTACAATCGTTGGAAATACTGCGTTGAAACAGGAAGAATCATTCACAGTGGATTATACTAATACAGCTTCATTGATCCCTGCGAAGGATCCGAACTTTGTTCCATTCGGTAACTATGCCGACTTGGAAAATATTATTAAGGCGAAGATTTTCTATCCAGCCTATATCTCTGGACCAACTGGCAACGGTAAGTCAACTATGATTGAGCAGATTTGCGCCAAGCATAAGCGTCCACTGATTCGTGTTAACTTAAACATGATGACTGATGAGGAACAACTCATCGGTACGAAAACCCTTGAAGACGGTAACGTGATTATCGTTGAAGGTCCAGTTCTTATCGCTATGCGAACTGGTTGCACACTATTGCTTGACGAGATTGACGCTGGCTCAGCAAATACTTTGCTTTGTTTGCAACCGATCCTCGAGGGTAAACCTTACTACTTCAAACTCAAGAACGAGATGATTGTTCCAGCACCTGGATTCAATATCTTCTCGACTGCGAATACCAAGGGTAAAGGTTCAGATGATGGTCGTTACATTGGTACGAACGTCTTGAACGAAGCATTCTTGGAACGATTTGCTGTTACGTTTGAACAGGATTATCCTAGTGCTAAGATTGAACAAAAGATTATTGAGAATCTGATGGACTCTTACGGTTGCAAAGACCAAGAGTTTGCGGAGACATTAGTTAAGTGGGCTGACGCAATTCGTCGCACCTTTGCTGATGGTGGTGTGGATGAAACTATTACGACTCGTCGTATGATTCATATTGTTCGTGCGTTTGCAATCTTTAAGAAGCGTGAGAAAGCAGTAGAACTTTGCTGCAATCGTTTTGACACTGCTACTAAGCATGCATTCATCGACCTGTATGATAAAGTTGCAAACCCTGCACCTGAGGTTCCTGCAACACCTGAAGTTGCTCCAACTGCAAGTGATGAGGTTCCATTTTAAACTTGACTTGCAATCTAAATCGTAGTATAATATTATTTGAAACTGAAAAAGGAAATTGATTATGTTGAAATTTGCTGACCTGAGCATGGCTCAAAAGAAATGCGTTGTTGCTTTGATTGAAGCCCAACCCTCTCTTAAGAAAAATGGCAAGATCTCTTTGAAAGAAGTCGTTGCTATTACCCAAGATTTGGCATCTAAGCGTACTGCTGGTGCTGTCAAGATTGGTTATCCTAACTGGTTGTTCAAGACCAATAAAGTAGAACGTGGCGTTTACCAATTGCCAGTTCCTACTGAAGCTGAACTTTCGAATTACACGAAAGATCTAACCAACAAACCTGCGTCTAGCAAGATTGTTAAGAACAAGAAAGTAGTTAAGGTTACTGCTAAGAGCAAACCTTCTACTGATCTTTCCGAGACTACTCGTCTTGAAAAGATTATCAATGATTCTGTTGAAGTTGATCAGGATACTGAAGACTTCAATCAGATCTTACGTGAGAACGGCATCGAAGTCTAACTCACGTCTTTGGTACCACAGGGGTCACTGCCATCTCCCCTGTGGTTTTTTTATTTTGTGATGGTTAAATTATGGAGTCATTTTAAAATGTCTAAACAAAACTTGCTGTTGAAGCACCTTAATGCTGGTAAAGCATTCACCGCAAAGCAGATCTCTGCTTCTTTCGGTATCGCTCAACCAGCGTCCACAATCCGTAACTTGCGCGAGCAAGGCTACTGTGTTTACTCTAACCCAGCAGTGGTTAATGGTACTGAAGTAGTTAAGTATCGCATTGGTAAACCAACTCGTGCTATGGTTGCTCTTGCTGCAGCTGTGCGTGGTTCTTCTGTATTTACTCGTACAGTCTAATTAAGTGAGTTATAAATGGGCATTCTTCGGAGTGCTCATTTGTCGTTTCATTTGGAGATAATATGGCAACTGATACAAAAGCAAAAATTGATGCTATCAAAGCATCGCAAAATGCCACAACAGGTGGTAGAAAATTTGATGGTGGTAAACTACAATATGGTTTACTGCCACCACTTGCATTAAAAGCAACTGTAGAAATTCTAACATTTGGTGCGGAGAAATACGAACCAGATAATTGGAAGAATGTTCCTGACTCAAAACGTAGATACTTTGACGCAATGCAAAGACATCTTTGGGCATGGAAAGAGGGAGAACAAGATGATCCCGAAACTGGAAAGAACCATTTGGCGCATTCAATGTGTTGTCTAATGTTCTTATATGAACACGATGTAAAGTATTCTGTTGAAAAATAAATTTGACATATACTTGATTTTGGGGTATAATTATTATACATATATTATGTTAATTGAAAAAGGAAATCTAAATGAAACTATCTAAAGAAACCGTAGGATTGATCAAGAACTTTGCTGGTATTAACAGCAATCTACTTTTAAAGTCTGGTAATAAACTAGCCACTATCTCGGCTCAGAAAAACGTAATGGCTGATGCAGTTGTTACTGAAACATTCCCCGACTTTGGTATCTACGACCTCAATGAGTTCCTCGGTGCTATGTCTTTGTTCGAAGATCCAGAATTGACATTCAATGAGAAGTGGGTAACGATCGAACAAGGTGGTAACAGCATCAAGTATTTCGCAGCTGACGCAAGTGTTCTAACTGCTCCGCAAAAAGCAATTACCTTCCCTGATGCAGAAATTGAATTCCCTATGAGTGCTAATATGCTCAGTATGATTCAACGTACTGCTTCTGTTCTTCGTGCTTCTGATGTATCAATCGTTGGCGATGGTTCGACTATTGCTGTAGTTGTTGGTGATAAAAAGAATGCCACTGGTAATTCTTATAACTCTGCAGTGGGCGCAACTGAGAAGAAGTTTAAAGTTAATTTGAAGGTAGAAAACCTAAAGATGATTCCAGGTGACTATCAAGTGTCAATTTCCAGCAAGAAGATCTCTCGCTTCAAAGGTGCTGGCGATTTAGTTTATTACGTTGCAGTTGAAGCAGATTCTACATTTGAAGTTTAATTTGAAAGTTCTATATTATGAAACGGAAACACATAGAAAGTCCACGTGTTAATCGTAAGGTTTTACCTAAAGAAGAATTATATACAATTGATTTAGAAACAGGTAAAACAATACCGAAACTTGTTTGGTGTGATTATCATAAAGAATGGGAATGGGTTGCTAATTTCTATACAGAAAGTCAGAAGAAAGCAAAACACCCCAATGATGTTAGGAATATGTGTATCCCTGCATGGGATTCAGTAAAAGGTAAAGTTGATTTAGATAAACCAATAAACACTAGACCCAAGCAAGAAGAATCTCTTGCAACCCTTATTATGTTTATGGAGTAAGTGATGATTGAATTTCGTGATGACCAGTTTCTGTGGGTTGAGAAGTATCGTCCACAGAAAATAGATGAGTGTGTTCTTCCTGAATCTTTAAAGGATACTTTCAAGCAGTATATCGCCCAAGGCGAACTACCCCACTTTCTTCTTTCGGGAACAGCTGGCGTAGGTAAAACTACCGTAGCAAAAGCACTGTGTAATGAGATTGGTGCTGATTATATTATGATAAATGGTTCAGAGGAATCAGGTATTGATACCCTCCGAACTAAGATTAAGGGATTTGCATCAACAGTATCTCTTACTGACTCACCAAAGATTATTATTATTGATGAAGCAGATTACCTTCAAGCCAACTCTACTCAGCCAGCATTACGTAGTTTCATTGAAGAGTTCTCTGCTAATTGTCGCTTTATCTTTACTTGTAACTTTAAGAATCGTATCTTAGAAGCGATTCATTCTCGTTGTGCGTGTATTGATTTTAAGATTGATAATAAAGATAAGCAGGTTCTGCTTGGTCTATTCTTTAAACGTGCTACGCAGATTCTCAAACAAGAGAATGTAGACTTCGATCAGAAAGTAGTTGCCGAGTTAATCACCAAACACTTTCCAGATTACCGTAGGGTTCTAAACGAACTTCAGCGTTATAGTGTTTCTGGTAAGATTGATTCTGGTATCTTAGTCAACATGAGTCAGGAATCTTTCAAAGATCTAATTAAGATGATGAAAGAAAAAGACTTTACTAATGTCCGTAAATGGGTAGGTAAAAATTCTGATTCAGATACGGTAGCATTGTTCCGTGAACTATATGACACTTCTGTAATTTACATGGCTCCAGAAAGTATTCCTCAACTTGTTTTAATTTTAGCAGACTATCAATACAAAGCAGCATTTGTGGCTGATCACGAACTAAATATTATGGCAGCATTGACCGAGGTAATGGCCAATGTTAAATTCAAATGAGGATGCCATGGAATTTATTGATTACGTAACATATGTAGTAGTGTGGGTATTGGGCGCAGTATATGGATGGCATGCAAGAGAACGCCAAGCCAGAAGAACTATTGACAGATTCTTTTCTGAGGTTGAGGTTCCTGTTGGTGAACAAATTAATGACTCAGTAATCCCAATTAAGATTGATCGCCATAATGGTGTCTTTTTTGTTTACAATAAAGAAACTGAAGAGTTTATGGGTCAGGGTAATACTAAACAAGATTTAGAAGTTACTCTTGCAAAAAGATTTCCTGATAAGAAGTTTGCAGCAGATAAAGAAAGCCTGAAGGTTCTCCATGAGTCCCTTTGATTTTTTAAATGCTATAAATTCAACCAAAGAAAATCTATTTGAAAAGGATCCGCAAGCAGGTAAGGATTATAAACCTTTCCTAATAAATAGAGGGTTATCGTATTTTCCCGATACTGTCCTTTATGCTAACCAGATGAATCAACATGCTGGTTTGGATAAGGATATGCAGTTTTTCTTTTTCCTAAATATTATCACAAGGAAGAAGAGGTTTAGTAAGTGGTCCAAAAAGGATGCTGCAACTGAATCTCTTGAACTTGTTAAAGAGTATTATGGGTATTCAAGTGAGAAAGCAGCAGAAGCACTTAAAGTGTTGTCTGAAGAGAACTTGATTATGATAAAAGAAAAATTATACAAAGGTGGAAAATCATGACTGTTGAAATGATTTATTACGACTGGACGCCAGAGTCCATGCTTGAAGTGAGTTTACCTGAACCTGATAACTTTCTAAAGGTTCGCGAAACTTTGACACGCATTGGCATTGCTTCTAGGAAAGAAAACAAACTGTACCAATCTTGCCATATCCTGCATAAGCAGGGTAGGTATTTTATCGTTCACTTCAAAGAACTATTTGCTTTGGACGGTAAAGAATCGAATATCACTGCAGGTGATATTGAGCGTAGGAATGCGATAGCTGGTTTGCTTCAGGATTGGGATCTGCTAAAGATCCTAAATAATTCCCAAGCCGACCAGAAAGCATCTCTGTCGCAAATTAAAGTTGTATCTTTCAAAGAGAAAGAACAATGGGAATTAGTACCGAAATATAACATAGGAAAAAAATCAAAATGATTAAACTTGAACTTGAAATTAATGAAGTAAACATGATTCTTGCAGTGTTGGGTAAACATCCTTTCGAGGAAGTTGCTAATCTAGTTGTTAAAATTAAACAACAAGGCGACCCACAAGCTGAAGCAATTGTTGCTGCACAAGCAACAGCTGACAAAGCATCAGCTGCAGCTGAACTACCAGCTGCATAAAGTATTCACCTTAGGACCGCTAAGTTACGAATCGTATTAAAGCTGATGATACGTTAAGTCATCGCTGGAAACAGTAACCAGCATTTTAGTATCTTGCCTTCGGGGAGATAAATTTTACTACTCGCTTAATAGGAGCAAAACAATGTTGAATAACATTAACACAGCCATCGATTCCTTCCAAGGAATCAAAACTAAATTCGTTGAGACCTACGTCAAAAACGAAGAACTCAAAAAACCCCTCAATGCTTTTATTGCTGCACAATCTTTCTTTGCGAAGAATGTAGCTAAATCGTATAATGACTTCTTCACTGCCTTGGGTATGTCCGCATATACCTTTGATGCGAAGAAAGCATTCACTAAAGAATAAGGGGACGACAATGACACATCTAACATTATTTGGTCCAGGATTTAAGGACTTTGATAAATTCTTTGTCGGCTTTGAAGATCACGCAAAACAGTTACAGTCTTTGCACGCTGATCTAACTAAAAACATTCCAAACTACCCACCATATAATATTCGTAAGAATAGTGAGAACTCATACACAATCGAAATCGCAGTTGCTGGTTTTGGTGAGTCTGAGATCGATGTTGAGATTGATGGCGGTAAGTTGATTGTCAAGGGTAATGTTGATGCAGCTACTGATGCGCTACAAGATAACTTCTTGTTCAAAGGTATTGCTACTCGTGCGTTTACTCGTGCGTTTGCCATCGATGATCACATTGAAGTCAAGAACGCAGAACTATTCAATGGTATGCTTAAGATCGCTTTGGAGCGTTTAGTTCCAGAAGAACAAAAGCCAAAGAAAGTTAAAGTAAAGACTGCAGGTAAAAAAGAATTCTTACAAGAGGACTCATATGACAAAGCTGCTGAAACACTTTAAGGATGTAACCAGTGGGCTATATGAAGGTCTTCTTATGATGAGAAAACATAAAGCCGACAGGTTCAAAAGATTATGACTAACTGGATCCCAATGACAGATGATGATTGGGATTGGGTAAACGGTAAAGCACCGAAACCAACCAAGTAATCATAACAAGCAGGGGGACTTTCGGGTTCCCCTAAATACTTGTTATGATGAAAGCAAAACTATCACCAAACCTAATCTCTTTCTTTCTGGTTCGCAGAGGGAATTGGATGCTCAAGGTATCGGTGTATAAGAATAAACAGATTCTAGTTTTTATGCAACACGTATATGACATGGATAAAATTATTATGCAATATTTTCATGATCAAAACCAAGCAGCAGATTTTATTGAATATATGATAGAGGAATAATATGATTAAAGTTTTTAAACTATTGAATGGTGAAGAGATTATTGCCAAGACTACAGATACTGGTCTTGGATATACATTATCAGATCCTGCTGCAATTGTAATTCAGCAAACAGATAAAGGTGTTGGCGTTGGACTTGCTCCATATATGCCATATGCCGAAAGCGATATTACTTTATACGCTACCGCAATAGCAACTGAAGGTATCCCATCAAAGAATATGGCGAACGAATATAACCGAATCTTCGGGTCGGGTATCGAGGTCGTTCCTGCCAGTGCTTTAAGCGGACTTCAAATCGTCTCTTAGGACGTGCCAGGACGACCGTAGGGACGTTTTTCGGCTTCAAATGAGGGTTTACCCACCCCTATCTCCCAAAACCCCTCTCGGGGTCTAAAAACTCGTCTTTTTCACCAAAATAACCCTACTTTTTGTAGGGTTTTTCAACATTTCGCTTTACTTTAATGCAGATCTAGGGTATACTATATGTATAATGATTGAAAAGGAACTGATTATGTATAAGTCTAAAACTGAGTTGCGTGCTGAAATGGAACAAGCACTGAAGAAATTCTTGAAGCAAGGTGGTTCTATTGAGGTTGTAAAACCCCGCAAAGGACCAAAGATGGTTATGCGTTCAAAGGTTACCAAACAAGCATCCACTGGAACTTCTGGTTTCGCTGTTGGTTTTCCACGTAAGTCGTTCGTTTAATTTTAGGAGATCATAAATGTCTGAATTCAAATCTTGGGAAGAAATGTCTGTGTTGGAACAAATGCAGTGCCAATACTGGGATATGTACAAGGATGCGTATGGTGTTCGTCCACGTGGTATCGATACCACCGAGTGGACCGAGGAATATTTCATGGCAGAATTTGAAACCCTTGGTAAAGTTATTGAGCAGGAAGAGATCGCTCGCAAGGAATCTGAAGCCCAAGCATCGATCCGCTTTGAGGCGCAGATCCAGTCGATGATATCCTCTGGCGCAAAGAGTCGTGAAGCAGCACTCGCTTGGATTCACGAAGCCGAAGGTAGCAATGGCGACGATGAGTACCTTTGCTTCTTGCTTGGTCTTCCTTATGGTTACTTCAGGAAAGCAGCATGAGAGTTTTTCAAGAGACAACCGACTGGAAGGAACATGGTGTTCCGAACCATATCTACTATACCAGTGATAGCAAAAGCAAAATCTACGCATTCTATAACACGGTAACAGGCGAGATTAAAAAATTCAGTAAGCCCATACGATGGGATATGCGGTATAGAACTTTTAAGGAATTGAAACACAAATGAATATTAATGCACTCTTTAATGACCTTGCTTCTAATGCATCACGCAATTATAAGTTAGAGAAACTACGTGAGTATCAAGGAAACGAAACCCTACGTGAAGTAATTCGTTTGGCTCTGTGTCCATTTACTCAGTTCTACCAGCGTAAGATTCCTACATATAAATGTGATGGTACTAATGCGAACATTGAATCAATCTTACCTGCGTTGTATGAATTATCTTCAAGACAAGTTACAGGTAATGCAGCGATTGAATATCTGCGCATGTTATTGACTTCACTTAATGAAGATGACGCAAAGGTTCTTGAGCGTATCATTGATAAGAGTTTAGATTGTGGTGTTCAAGTGTCCACTGCCAACGATGTATGGCCAGGATTGATTACCGAATATCCATGTATGTTGTGTAGTCCATTCGAACAGAAGCTGGTTGATAAAATTAAATTCCCAGCTTACGCTCAAATGAAGATGGACGGTATGCGTTTCAATGCGATCGTTCGTGATGGTAAGTGTGAGTTTCGTAGCAGAAATGGAAAAGAAATAATGTTGCTGGGTAACCTTGAGCAAGAATTTATTGCTCTTGCTGGTTCTATTGATTGTGTATTTGATGGTGAACTTCTTGTAATGCTCGAAGGTGAACATCAGTTTGCTGATCGCCAGACTGGTAATGGTATTCTCAATAAAGCCAACAAAGGAACTATCTCTGCTAAAGAAGCTGCACTGGTTCATGCCACTGTTTGGGATTTGATTCCTTACGTTCAATTCGTTGACGGATATTGTGGCACTCCATACGCAAAACGATACTCTACTTTGCAAGCAATTATAAGCAA